GGAAGAACTAATGGATTTGATTGCTTCAGAGGGATCTCCTTCTGAGATTAGTGACAAACTAAAGGATATGCTTTATACAAAAAGTGTAGAAAAAGTCGAAGCAATTCGTCCCGAAACCTATGACTCTGCATTTACAAAGCAAGAATCAGAAGTAGAAGAAGAGGATAGTTAAGTAAAATTATAAATAATTTATATTTTACTACATTTATAATGTCTTATATTCGTCACGACGAAAATAATACCCCCGAATCATCTCAACCTGGAAAAAATATTGTCAATCAGTTTTCAGGAACAGAAGGCTGGAGCACAGTAACATATGAAAATTTTAATGCTGATTATGTAGCACGTACTTATAACAGTCCTGCTGGAACTGGAACAAGAACTCAGTCTACTTATCAGAGACATGATAAAGATAATAATCCAGTGAGTGTTGGTACGTATCAAAGACATGATGAAAATAACAATCCAATAAGTGCATAAACCTATGAAACTAATCAGAGAAGAGATTGAAAAGGTAGAGGTTCTTACTGAAAGTAAGAATGGTAAAAAATCTCTTTATATCAAAGGACCTTTTCTACAAGCAGAAAAAGTAAACCGAAATGGACGTATGTACCCTATGGGTATTATGGAAAAAGAGGTTGAAAGATATAGTAAAGATTATGTCCAAAAAGGTCGTGCTCTTGGAGAATTAGGTCATCCTGATGGACCAACTGTGAACTTAGATAGAGTTTCTCATAAAATAACTGAACTTTATAGAGATGGTAATAACTTTATAGGAAAGGCACAAATTTTGTCAACTCCTATGGGTAAGATTGCCGAATCTTTATTGAAAGATGGTGTAACTCTTGGAGTTTCTTCTAGAGGAATTGGATCCTTAAGAGAAACTAAGGGTGGTTATAAAGAGGTAGGTGAAGATTTTATGTTAGCAACTGCTGCAGATATTGTAGCAGATCCTTCTGCACCTGATGCATTTGTGCAGGGAATTATGGAAGGAAAAGATTGGATCTGGGATGGTGGAATTCTCAGAGAAAGATATGCAGAAAATGCGAAAAGACAAATAAATACTCTTGTTCAACAAAAACAACTTGAAGAACATAAGTTAAATTTATTTAATGACTTTTTAAATTCACTGTAATTTATTAAATTATAAATAAATATATACAAATTAACCTAAGGTAAACGGAGCGTTCAAATGTCTAGTGGTAAAGACTTACAGGAAATGGAAGCAGGCACTAAGCAATCCCAAACTGCAGTAAATTCTGGTGCTAAATCTGGAGAATCTATGGACTCAGTAGATAGCGTAACTCCTGGTCAAACAGGAAATTATGAAGATCTGGGTGGTCCTACTCCCGATAATTACAAAGTAGATGATGATTCTGCAAAATTAAAGGAGCCTTCTTTAAAGACTGTTGCTGATATTGTTAAGAAGGGTGCAAAACCCGCCGAGGCAATGGCATCAGTCAAGAAAGAAGAAATCGAAGCCGAATCTGATGAAGTAGTTTCTGAAGAAGAAACTACCGAAGAGGAAGTTGTTTCCGAAGAAGAGACTACTGAAGAAGAAGTAGTTGCAGAAGAAGAAACTGTAGAAGAGGAAGTTGTTGCTGAGGAAGAGGAGTCCGCAGAAGAGTACAATGTAGAAGAAGATGTAAATGCTCTTCTACAAGGTGAAGAACTTTCTGAGGAATTCCAAGAGAAAGCAAGAACTATCTTTGAATCTGCGCTCCGTTCTAAAGTATCCGAGATTCAAGAATCTCTTGAGGTTCAATACGAAGCAAAACTAGTAGAAGAAGTAGAAGAAATCAAGACTGCTCTAACTGAGCGTGTTGATTCTTATCTTGAGTATGTATCAAGTGAGTGGATGTCTGAGAACAGACTATCCGTTGAGAGAGGACTGAAGGAAGAATTGAATAATTCCTTTATGTCTGGTCTCAAGAATCTTTTTGAAGAACATTATGTATCAATCCCTGAAGATAAATATGATGTGCTTGAGAGCATGGTAGAAAAACTTGATGATATGGAGACAAAACTCAACGAGCAAATCGATAAGAATATTTCTCTAAACAAGCGTCTCTCTGAGTCGGTTGCAGATAGAATTTTCGATGAGATTTCTGGAGGCCTCGCTGCCACTCAGAAGGAAAAGCTCGCTTCACTTTCCGAAAGTGTTGAGTTTGAAAGTGAGACATCTTATCGTGAAAAGTTGGAAACCTTAAAAGAAGCATATTTTGCTACTAAGGTAACTCAACAGGCAACTACCGAAACACTATCAGAAGGAGCAGAAATAACTCCTGAGCCTTACACAGATTCAATGGCTTCTTATCTGAGAACTCTTTCATCTGTTGTCAAAAAATGAATTTAATATTAATTCAAACAAACCACTAAATCTTTTAAAGAGGTAATAGCAAATGTTCCAATCTGAACATCTGCAGGAAAAGTGGGCACCCCTTCTAAACGCTGAAGGATGCGAGGAAATCAAAGATTCCCATCGTAAAGCCGTAACCGCTGTCCTGCTCGAAAACCAAGAAAAATTCCTAAGAGAGCAAAACTCATTCTCCCAAGGTGGAATGCTAAACGAAGCTTCCCCCACCATGAACACTGCAACCGGTAACGGTTCTGCAGGTTTCAGCGCAGGCGCTGATGCTGGTGGACCTGTTGCAGGTTTCGACCCCGTTCTGATCTCTCTAATCAGACGTGCAATGCCTAACTTGATCGCATACGATCTTGCAGGCGTTCAACCAATGTCTGGTCCTACTGGACTTATCTTCGCAATGCGTTCCCGTCAAGGATCTAATGACGGACCTGAGACTTTCTACGACGAAGTTGATTCCGCATTCTCCGGTCAGAATGATGGTCGTACTCTAAACGACTTCACTGGAACCGCAGTTGGTATGGGTACTACTGCACAAGCAGGAGACAACCCCAGCATCCTTAACCCAACCAGTGGCGATCAAAGCGCATATAACACTGGTCAAGGAATGAAGACCACATCTTCTGAATCACTAGGAGATGCAGCTGGTAATCAGTTCAACGAGATGGCATTCTCAATCGAGAAAGTCCTCGTCGAAGCAAAGTCAAGAGCACTCAAAGCTGAGTACTCCCTAGAACTCGCACAAGACCTCAAGGCAATCCATGGTCTGAATGCTGAAGCGGAACTAGCAAACATTCTCTCTTCTGAGATTCTTGCTGAGATCAACCGTGAAGTCATCAGAACCATCTACAAGACTGCTGAGCAAGGCGCAACCGCAAACGTTGCTACTGCAGGTGCATTCGACCTCGACGTTGACAGCAACGGTCGTTGGTCTGTTGAGAAGTTCAAGGGTCTACTCTTCCAAATCGAGCGCGATGCAAACGCAATCGCACAAAGAACTCGTAGAGGGAAGGGCAACGTAATTCTCTGCTCCGCAGACGTTGCTTCCGCACTAAGCATGGCTGGTGTACTCGATTACACCCCTGCACTAAATGCAAACCTCAACGTAGATGACACTGGTAACACCTTTGCTGGTGTACTACTCGGTAAGTTCCGCGTCTACATCGATCCTTATGCTGCAAACGTTGCTGCTAACCAGTACTACGTTGTTGGTTATAAGGGTTCTTCACCTTATGACGCAGGTCTCTTCTACTGCCCATATGTTCCCCTCCAGATGGTTCGTGCCGTTGGAGAGAACAGCTTCCAACCCAAGATTGGCTTTAAGACTCGTTACGGTCTTGTTGCTAACCCCTTCGCTGAAGGAACCAATCAAGGTCTCGGCGCACTTACTGTTAACGCAAACCGTTACTACAGAAGAGTCAAAGTTCAAAACCTCATGTGATTCAGATTCACATATTTTATCAAGAG